CTTTCGATCATCACAATATTCTTTTGCTGCTTCCCACTTTGCCATATTTTTAGCATATTCATAAACCTCAGAAAGATATTTTTTAGATCTTGATTTCTGTGGTTTTGGACCATTCACTTGTTTTGCAGGTTTTATTTCAATCAAACTTTCTACGAGTTTACCAGATGTATTTTTATATTTGATATAAAAATCTGGAAAGTATTTGTGATATCGGTTATCAACGGGCGATTTATAAGGGATCCAAAGTTCTTCTGATGCCCATATCAAAATATTTTCATTTTTATCGCAGTAATTCATAAATTTTAGTTCCCATAAAGATCTGTAAATGATGTTTGTGGGATCACCTTTGTATTTTTTTGGATTGGAAGGTCGAAACTTTCCCTTATAACTCATACATAGTATATAAACGTCTTCTATTTAGATGAGTAGGGAAAGTAATTTAGAAAGTGCAAAGAATAGGATTTACCTTCCAACATCTGAACTTTATAGGTCTAGTATAAGCAAAACTGGATCTGGTATTGTTCCTGCATTCAATAATCTATATGATGTTTGGATAGATTTCAGCAGTACAGCACCACAAGGTCCACCAGGCAGTAATAGTCTGATTGGATTTATCAACCAGCATGGATTTTATGATGCTAAATCGACAGAAAATCCAGGAAATTATCTAGCATTATTTTGTTCTGAAGCAGTTCTTCCAGGATCTCAAATTCAAACTTCACAGGTTGATGGTCTAAGACAAGGTGTATCTTCAAACTATGCAGTTTATAGAAGATATCCAGATATTACTTTGACATATTATTCTCAAAAAGATTATTATACTAATGAAGTTTTTAATGCGTGGATGGAATACATTTCACCAACAACTTTATCGTATGGTAGACATGGATCAAACACACAAAGAAGAAAGAATGTTCGTGCTGCCTACAAAAAATTAAAATATCCCCTCAGTTATAAATGTGATATTCAGATTACAGCATTTAGTGGTGATATTCTTCCTGAAAATTCAAGGTTAAAATCTTCAAATAGTGTAAGATCTCAAGCTAGAATGTCTAGCAGTATCACATATCATCTAATTGATGCTTTCCCTGTTAATATTGTTGCTGCACCATTAGCGTATGGCGATGCTGAGTTGATTAAAACTGCAGTTACATTTAAATATGACTATTACTATACCGACAGAACTTCTAGAAATTATAACACTGATATTCTTGTAAGATCTGATACTGGAAAGAACATTAGAAATCCATTCTAAATAAAGACAATGATGTGAATTTTTATGCCATTACCTAAGGTTGTTACTCCTACATTTGAACTAGAACTAATTTCTTCTGGTAAATCAATCAAATATCGTCCATTTTTAGTTAAAGAAGAAAAACTTCTTCTAATTGCACTTGAGAGTGATAGTGAAAAAAATATCCTGAATACTGTAAAGGATGTTTTAAAGTCTTGTGTTCTTACTCGTGGTATTAAAGTAGAAGATCTTCCTAGTTTTGAACTTGAATATCTTTTTTTAAATATTCGTAGTAAATCTGTTGGTGAAAGTGTAGAATTATTGGTAACTTGTACAGATGATGGAGAAACTCAAGTTCCATTGACTGTAAAAATTAATGATGTAAAACTTATTATTCCTGATGGACACACAGACATTATTGAACTTGGTGACGGTCTTTGCATGAAGATGAAATATCCATCGATGCAACAGTTTGTTGAAAATAATTTCTCAGTTTCTAAGGCAGGAACTAATAAAGAAAAGATTGATAAGGCTTTTAAATCAGTCACTTCATGTATCGAGCAGTTATATAATGATGAAGAAGCATGGTCACATTCTGATTATACTGAAAAAGAATGGATTGAGTTCCTTGAAGGACTAGACAGTTCTCAATTCCAGCAAGTCGAAAAGTTTTTTGAGACTATGCCAAAGTTATCATATTCTACGAAGGTAACAAATCCAAATACTGGTGTTGATACCAATGTTCTAATTGAGGGTTTGACAAATTTTTTCGCATAATGTTATATCATACGGATATGACTTCATACTATGAGATCAATTTTAGTTTGATGCATCATCATAAGTGGAGTTTATCTGAACTTGAAAATTTAATTCCTTGGGAAAGGGAAACCTACGTACAATATCTTGAGAATTATTTGGAGAAGAAAAAGTTAGAAGCAGCACAAGCAGCAAATGCCAACTAGTAACATTCCATTATCTGGTTTTGGAGTACCTACAAATCCAGGTATAACTGCACAAACTCCAATATTATCTGGAGTTGTTGATGTACAGAAGAAGTCTCCTTCGATATCTGGCATCCAACGCAGGATGGGATTGGCTTATGATAAGTTGGTTATGGAAGCGGAAGAAAGAGAAGGATCTCTTTCTCCAAAGACGATTAGAACTTTAGGAAAATTAATTCTTGAATTTGAACAGGTAAATACTAATCTTTCAAATATTCAATCTCAAATCCGTCAAGATATTAGGGATAAGAAGAGATATTTTGATGAAGAGAAACGATTATATAAAAAAGAAGAAGAAAGTCTAAGAAATTTACAAGGATCATTTTTTGGTTTAAGATCAAAATTTGCAGGATTAGCAGCTGTTCTTGCTGGTAAAGCATTACTAGAAGGTAGATTTGGTGATGCTGCTAGCAATGCTGGACTTGCAGTTACTGCAATGCTCCCAGAGATTATTAATATTGCTTCTGGAGCGGTTCTTACACGAGTAGCACTTGGTGGCATGGGTCGTGCTGCAGGCGGTACAGTTGCTCGTGTGGGTGGTCCTAGAATGCCTGGTATGGGTGGATTGGGAATGCTAGGTCTTGCAGCAGCAGTTCCTCTTACCATGGGTGCTGCTGATGTAAGAAGACAGGAACTTATAAGAAGACAGACTGGATCTGCAGCAATTAGTCCAGAAGATGTTGATAGATTTCAAGCAACAGTATCTCGTTTTGATTCTATTTTAGGACAGAAAGGAGAAGGATCACCACAGCAACCAAAACAAGCAAAAGTAGCGGTTGAAGACTTGATGAATGAAAGACCAAAGAACTATCCTGGCGGTGGAGGAGGTGTAAGTGGTAATGTAAATGCTGCAGATGTTATTGCTGATACTCCACAAGAAAAAGCATTTATTGCATCGGTTAGAGAAGTAGAGGGCACTGCTGGAGCACAAGGATATAATACATTTTTTAAAGGATCTCAGTATGGTGGCGATTTATCAAAACTTTCAGTAAATCGAGTTGCAGAATTACAAAAGAAATTTTTAGCTGAAGGCAGGGGTAATTTTGCTGGTGGAAGGTCTGCGGCAGTTGGTGCTGGACAATTTATGGAGCCAGAGAATGTTGTCCGTGCGATGGGATTAGATCCTGCAAAAGAAAAATTCACCCCAGAATTACAGAACAGGATGATTTTATTCCTTGCAAAGAGGAAAAGAAGAGTAGATGTATCAAAACCACTGACAATCAATGATCTTCGTGTTCTGAATGAAGAATGGGCTGGTTTTGGTCCTCGTTATGGACAAACAAAAAGAACATTACAGCAAAGTTTAGATATTTACAACCAAAATCTTAGAGAAGCACAACAAGTAGAAACTAAACCAGCACCTAGAAAAAAACCATCAGTGACTGAAGATGCAAGATCTCAAAGTATGCAACCAACTATATCTGGAGCATCTGATATTTCATTAATTACAATTCCTGGACAGCAAAAAGTTGCTAAACCACAAACACCAAAATCTGCTCCAGCATCAAGTGAAGTTGCGTTCAATACAACTTTTGAAAGTGTTGATAGATTTACTTCTAATCTTATTCTAGGAGTATACGGAGTATGAACTTAGAAAGATTATTAGATGCAGCAGTATCTAATAGAAAAAATAGTATCAATCTTGAGAAGTTATTTGCAAAATCAGTCTCTACAACAAATGAGATTGAATCTCAAAAATTACGTGCTAAGACACAGCTTTTAGAATATAAGCAAAAGACTTACACGTTAATTGCAAACTCTGAGGATGAAAAGAAAGATAAAGGTGGTCCATTAGAAAAAGTTTTAGGAACTTTAGGATTAGCTGGATTAGCACGAGGATTGAAGGGTGCTAAAGCACCGACAGTAGTAGCACCAAAACCTAAAGTAGGTGGACCTAGAATTGGTCGTGGTGTTGCTGGATTGAATGTATTATTTGGCGGTATTGATTTCATGCAACGCCGTGCAGCAGGACAGTCTAATCTGCAGGCAGGCGTTGGAGCAGGTGCTGGTGTTGCTGGCGGTATGGCAGGTGCTGCTTTGGGAGCAAAGATTGGTGCTGGACTTGGTACAATGGTTGCTCCTGGTCTGGGAACACTCATTGGTGGTGGATTGGGATCGCTTGTTGGTGGTGGTATCGGTGCATATGCGGCTGGTAATGTTGCAGATCGATTAACTGGTAGCGATGCAGGAGAAGCAGAAGTACAAAGAAGAGTACAAGAGGAAGAAAAGAAAACTAGTTTATTAATTACGAAAACACCATTTTCTGGCGCTTTGGACACCTTTAATTCTGCTTTAGATAAACTTGCAGATTTCCCTGGTGGTATTTGTGCATGTGCAACCATGCAAATGCCGCTTGAAGGTGTGCCATTACAAAGAAGAAGAGATCAACTACAACAAGCATTTGATAAAGGGTTTGCAGAAGGTGTTGGAAAGGGAAGAGTTCAAGGAGGTGTAGCAGGGTTTGTAGCTGGTGCTGTAGTGGTCGGTGGGGCTGTTTTCTTAGATGTTAGAACTGGTGGTAAAGTTAGACAACTTTTAAGACTTGGGCAGGTTGCAGATCTCATACCAAAACCAAAAGTACCACAAACTCCAAGAACAGATCCTGCCAAAGTCAACGTATTACCTAAAGAAGAAGTATTACCACCACCAACTCCTACACCAGCAAAACCAACCACTCAAAGGATCATGGAATCCGTCTTTGGAGAAACTCGTGCTCCTAGAACTCCTTCAAGAATGCCCAGAGATCCTAAGACAGGAAAACCACAAGAAATGGTTGAGGAAGTTATTGATACTCCAGAGGGAAAAGTTATTATTAGAAGACCTGCTTCTAAAGCAGAAAAGCAAACACCAGAAGAATTTTTCCAGAAGCAGGAACTGAAAGGTATCAAGAAGCA